GTGATGTGCAAATTGACAATAGTTTATTGCTGTATGTAGATTGTGATTATTGTGGAAGTACTTGGAATAGACCAAATGATACTATCGAAAAATCTAAATCACTTACAACAAGAAAACAATGGTAGATAAAAAAGATTTATCGTTTAATTGCTATGGAGAAAGTCTGGACACAAGTCCAGATTTTCTTTTGGCAAAAAGAGCTTATGAAGAGTCTCTAATTGACTGGAATGAGGAGGAAAACTATTGTGGAAAAGACTTGCAAATTTCCGAACACATACCTAATTTTGATACCCCACTAAAGGAAAATCTTTCTTTAAATCAACCAACTAACAATGAAGAAGTCGTTTTACGAAGTAATGTGGAGTCTCTTGGAGAGAGAGGGAATCCTACAGAAATGGTTTGACGAAGGTCTTCTTGTCACTAACAAAAATACAACATTTTGGACACCAAAGGCTCTAGAATTTCTAGAGCTAGAGGAGTCCATAGGTGGTGTAAACTTAAGTGATAAGCCAGGACCTAAGGCAAGAGAAGTAGAAATCAATCTTGAAGAGATTGAGTTTGCAGGAAAGTTTGCTGGTAAATTTAGTGCTAAGGCTCTTGGTATAGCAGGTAAGGGTGGTAACATAAAAGCTGTGCGTAAGAAGCTACAAGAGTTCCACAAAGACTATGACTATACTGAAGAAGAAATTCTAGCAGCAGTTGACTTGTATCTTGACAACCAAAAAAGAACTAACAGTATGGGCTTCGTACAAGAGGCTCATTACTTTATCAGTAAACTACAAGGAGGCGTTCAGGTAAGTAATCTATCAAAGTGGTGTGAAGAAGTTAGAAATGGTAACAACAAGCGTTACACAAGTCACACAATACTTTGATTTTTTCTTTTTCCTACCACACCATTAAATATCCCTACGTATGTCACACGAGTTAGTTAAGTTTCAAGATTTAGTAAAAGTGATAGAAACTAACAAGCGTATCAAGGAAGAAGGAGGCATTACTTCTATCCTTGGTCCGTTTGATAGGCTATCACAGTATTATGGGGGATTTACCAAAGGTTCTATCACCGCAATTACCGCTTCTTCGGGAGTAGGTAAAACCAAGTTCGTAAAATATCTGACCGTACACAATGTGTTAAGGAGAACACATAAGAGCAACATCAAAGCCAAGATATTTTACTTTGCCTTAGAAGAAAACCAAACGGACTTTTGGTTATCGTTTATCTCAACTTAAATCTATTGGTAGCTTTAATGTAAGTGCTGACTTAATGACTAAGATTAAAGAAGCAGAGAGGTACATTAGCGTTTTGCAAGAAACAGTAGAGTGTATAGATTACATCAGAAACCCTACGGGAATCTTAAAGTATGTCAGAGCCTACTTCGACAATCCAGAGATAGGCGAAAACATCTACAAAGAGATGCCTGATGGAAGTAGAAGATTAACAGGTTACAAGTACAAGTCGGATAACCTATGGGTATTCTGTATCATTGATCATATCAGTTTGCTTTCTAATGAAACTATACCTGATAGTAAGATGAAGTACACTCCGTACCAAACCTTTGACTTGATGGTTAAGGATTATATCTTAGATGTGTTTGCCAAAAGATATCAAATGGTAAACGTAGTTGTACATCAGCAAACTCCATCTTCGGAGAAAGCCGTGTACACTAACAAAGGACATCTAATTGAAGAAAAGATAGAACCATCTTTAGAAGAACTGCACATTAACAAAGGTGTGCATCAGGATTACGAGATTGTGTTGGGACTGTTCAACCCATCACGTTACGATATAGAAACTCACAATGGATATGACATATCTATTTTGGGTAAGACATATCGTTGTCTCAAATTCCTCAAGGACAGACACTATGGGCTAGAAAATGCTAGTTTAGGTCTACACTTTGAGGGTGCTAGTGGATTTTTTCAAGAACTGCCTAGAGCAGAAACAATGTCTACTGGTAACTATTACGAACAATTTAGAGAGAAGAAATAGAAATGTTAAAAAAGCTTAAAACAGGAAAACACTTAGAAATTATACTTATTGAGATGTGTGCTAGAGTTGGTACAAATTTTAATGATATCGACATCATGAAAGATATGTGGCAGGAAGAGCATGAGTGGACAATTGATGAAGAGATTAAATTCCAAGAGTGGATGTTCCAATATTTAGTTGCCAATCACGACGCTTTGCTCGAAATATCTGACTATAGACCAAATGAACCTTACAGCACAAACGACCTAATCAAGCTAGTAAAAGAGTTCACACTGCTTTATGGATGGGCACTAGGGCAAGACGGAGATTTGGATTATATAAAAGAAAATAAACCATAAACAAAAAAGCAAATGTCTAGTAAATTAATCGCAGTAATCGGACCCACGGGTAGTGGGAAGTCAACGTCAATCAAAAGTCTCGACCCAAAAGAAACGTACATTATCAACATCGCTCGTAAAGAACTTCCGTTCAAAGGTTCCAACTTGTTGTACAATGTAGAAAACAAGAACTATGCAGAAATAGACGAAGCACTGCAAGTTGTAAAGTATCTACAGAGTATCAGCGAGAAGGCACCACACATTAAGAATGTAGTCCTAGAAGATTCCAATTACATTATGGGATTCAACATGGTAAAGAAAGCCACAGAAACAGGCTTTACCAAGTTTTCCATAATGGCTAAGGACATGGTCACATTACTTACGGAGGCCCGCAAATTACGTTCGGACTTGAAAATTTTCTACTTTTCCCATCCTGAAGAAATTATGGACGATGGAGCTATCGTTTCTTACAAGATGAAGACAGCAGGTAAACTTCTTGACAACCAGATTGTGTTAGAAGGCTTATTCACAATTGCATTGTACACTCACGTAGATGAAGATAATGAGGGCAACGCAACTTACGAGTTTGTAACTAACCGTTGGAAGAAGTATCCAGCAAAGTCACCACAAGGTATGTTTCCAGAAATCCGTATTCCTAACGACTTGAAAGTTGTAACAGATTACATTGACGAGTATTATTCTTAAGAAAAAAAAATTAAACAGTTAAAACAATGAATTTAGAAAATTTAGAAACCAGAACTAGTGGAGCTAGTAACAAGAAGTTGTTCACAGGTATTGCTCCCATCAAAATCGTAGCCATTAACCCTACTCGTGAGCAAATTGCAGCGTTGTATGAAGTAGATGTAGAGAAAGTAAAAGAACCAAATTACTTCACCGAAGACTCTACTCGTATTGACTTCTTCTACAAGAATCACGATAGCATCACCACTCCACTCTTAGGTAAGTTTGCTTTGTTTCTTAGCAATCAACCACGCACTAGCCAATCAGGTAAGAATCAGTATATCGACAATCACAGTAAGACTTGTTGGGCTGATAGCTTGGGAGATTTGTCAGAGCGTAACAGCAAGTTGGCTGACTACAACAAGTTAAAGTTGGATAACGTGCGTCAAGCGTTGCGTGGTGAAGAAGATTTGTATAGCTTGTTGAGAGCATACGGTAACATCGACACTAACAACTCTCCATTCATGTTGGATGACATCAAGAACATTATCAAAGGCAACGTAAAAGAGTTGCGTGAGTTCTTTGCTTGGGCTGACAACAAAGGTGGAGGTGTTAAAGTGTTGTTGGGTGTTAAGGACGGTCAATACCAAGATGTTTGGAACAGCATGTTCTTGACAGTTAATGGTAAGTTGAGTGACTACATGAAGAGCAAGATTACTGATGATAATTATGGCTACCGTCATTACTACGGTCATAGCTTTAATTTGAAAGAGTATATTGCAGACAGTGCACCTGATGCAGTAGACTCAGGTAATGACCCTTGGACAACTAATGATGATCCATTTGGAGATGTACCAGTAACCAAAGCACCAGAAAGTAGCAGTCCTTTTGAGGATGACCTATTTGGTTAATTAGTTATAGCATTAGGAAGAGGGGTATAACCTGCCCCTCTTTTCTATTAATAGTAATCATATGGACCTAAGTACAATTAAAACCAACAAGCTAGTAAGCAGAGAGGAGTTACTGACTATTTTTAGCCAGGAACAAATCATGGAGTACTACTTTGGAGAACCCATTCGGTTACGACATGCTTATCTAAATCCATTTAGAGAAGACAATACTCCAAAGTGTTATTTCTTCTATACACGTGTCGGTGTTCTAGTGTTCAATGACTTTAGTTTAGGTAAACAGTTTGATTGCTTTCAGATAGCTAACTTAAGAGCAGGTAAGTCTTTAAGTTCTCATCACATGTATCAACAGATGTCAAACTTACAGCCACTTGAACTCCCTACTCCTACTATAAAGTACAATAAGGAGGAGAGTGAACAAGAAACTGTAATTAAGGTAGAAGTTAGACCGTACACCCAAAAAGATTTAGAGTTTTGGGGCCAGTTTAACATCGACCTAAAGACACTTAAAAAGTACAATGTCAGAAGAGTAAAGAAAGTATGGACCTTTGAGACACTAACCTATATGGATAGTGATAGAGATCCATGCTACAGGTATATTGAGGGAGACAAAATTAAGTTGTACAGACCGTTCAACAAGGATAAGAAGTTTAGGAATAACTATACTCAAGAACTTGAAGGTGCTTTTGTATTACCAGCAAAGGGAAATAAACTAATCATAACTAAATCCACAAAGGATGTTATGGTGTTTTCTACCATTGGATTAAATGCAGTATCACCTAGGTCAGAGTCAAGTTTACTTAGCGAAGAAACTATGGAGGATTTGTTTAGTAGATTTAAACAGGTGTTTATTTGGTATGATGCTGATGCAACTGGTGAAGAAAAATCACAAAAGATGGTTGCTAAGTACCCTAAACTAGTAAGAATAACACACAATGCACAGCTAGGTAAAGACACTAGTGACATTGTTAAAACACACGGAATAACAAAACTAATAGAACTATGCAAACAATACGAAATATTGTAGAGATTGTCGTTAAAGAGTGCTCAAAGGATATGCCTGATATAGATACTTGGTATGTAGATAGAACTGTTACTAAGATCTTAGGACTAGAAACTATTAAACCCTACAAGAATAAGTCTTTTGGTAGTAATAAGAAGAAGAAACCTCTTAAGATTAAGCCATTCAGACCAATGAGTATAGATGAGTTAAAGATAGTTCAGATAGCCTGTGACTACAATCACTATGACTTTAATAGTGTTATATCTAGCAGTCGGAGAAGAGAAGTAGTTGAGGTTCGGATGATTCTCATGTGCTTCTTTTACTATTATCGTGCATATACTTACTCTGATTTGGGCAGGATGTTTGGCAGAGACCACAGCACTATCATTCATAACACAGGTACTCACGAAGATTTGTTAGAAAGTGACTCTATGTATGCAATCAAGTACTTCAATACAATCTCAAGAATCAAAGAAGAGATGCCTCATTTGTTTATTACTAAAGACGTACTAGAAAACCAATCAGCCGAATACGCCAAAATCAAAGCAGAAAGAAAAGCCAAAAGAAGTAAAAATGTCGTTAACTAAGAGAATAGATATACCTGACGATTGGTATAACAAACTGAGACACTACATTGAATCAGAAGAATTCACAAAACTTGGAAGATATGTTGCATCCAAAAGAAAAGAAACGGATGTCTTTCCTCCAAGTAACGAAATCTTCAGAGCATTTCAACTAACCCCCTACAATAATGTCAATACCGTCATTATTGGAATGGACCCATACCCAAACTTATACAGAGAAAAGCCAGTAGCATGTGGACTTTCATTTGCACCGAGAGATAGAGATTATATACCTCCTAGCCTCAGGCAGATTTACAATAGAATCAAGGAGGATTTCTATTCAGATGAAATGACGTTCCCTGTTGACTTGGATATTGAACATTGGGCAAAACAAGGTGTACTTATGCTCAACGCAGCGTTAACCGTTGAGCATGGTAAGCCTGGTAGCCACATGAAGATTTGGGAAAATTGGACAACTGAAGTAATCAATGCACTTAACGAATACTCTACGGGAGTTATATTCTGTTTATGGGGTAAAGATGCACAAGCCTTTCAAAGTAAAATAGGCAGTCATCACATCGTCCTTACAGCAGAGCATCCTGTAGCTGCAAGTTACCAAGGCAGACAGTGGAGTTGTAACCACTTCAAACAAATTAACACACACCTGATGGGAGCCAATGGCTACAACATCGAATGGATTAAAACCTAATGACAACAGAAAACAAAACTATGGCAGAGACTTTAGACGAACTGATACAGACCGTAGAAAGTAGAACTGTGGCACAAACAACAAACTACTTGGCTAACTATGTCAGCGATAGGCTAGATGAGTTAAAAGCAACTAGAGACGCTGGTACAAGTGAGTTTGACTATTGTGAACACTTAGGAAGAATTAAAGAACTAGAATTACTTTTAAAAACAATTAAAGAACTAAAATGAACAAGGAACAATTATTAACCGCATCACACACAGATTGGACAGTAGAAAAGAGACCATTGTTTGGTCCTAATGGAGAGCCTACCAGTGGCTATGGTATCTTTAGACAAGATAACGACAGATGCTTAGGCTTAGTTGGTGGTAAGTATACCATCACCCAGAATCACGAAGTAGTAGAAATGCTTATGGATGCCGCAGGTAGCGTAAACATCCCTGCTGTACGTGGTGGTTGTTTGGGAATGGGCGAGCGTATCTATTATCAGTTTCAATTACCTGAAGTAACTATTGGTGGTTCTAAGAATCTCCGTTACTTGACAGGTTTGACTGCACATGACGGCTTGACTAAGATTGGGTTTGGTGCAACTAACGTAGTTGTAATCTGCCAGAACACTTTCTTCCAAGCATTCAAAGATTGCGAAGCAGTTAAACACACACCTAACCACAAGGAAAGACTTGCAGGAATCATCAACTCATTGCGTGCATCTATGTTTGCAGAAGAGCAGACCATTCAGCGTATGATTCAGATGAGCAATACAGTAGTACCTAGTAAGATTGATGATGATTTCTTGTTTGAGATTATTGGAGGTCACTTGGAGTCTACTCGTAGCACCAACCGTCTGAATGATTTGAAGGCAGCAATGTCTACAGAGTATGCAGCACACGGTGAGTCAGCTTACGGATTGTTTAATGCAGTTACACGTTTCACCAATCACATGACTCCTTACAAAGACATTGACGCTAAACGTAAGGCATTGATGTTCGGTGCAGGTGCTCGTATTAACCAACGTGCGTTTGACATAATCGAGAACAAGTTTGTACGGAGCAAACCAGTAGAGGTT